TATGGCTATTACATCAGCAAGTGGAGGCTTTGACGCTAACTTTAGCCCAATCATGTACTCCAAACAGGCACAGATTGCTTTACGAAAAGCAGCAGTTGTCAATGCGATCACAAACAACTCCTACTTTGGAGAGATTGCAAATCAGGGTGACGTTGTTCGCATCCAAAAAGAACCAGACGTAACTGTTAACGCTCTACAGCGTCACACAGCTATTTCTGTAGAGAAGCTAAATGACCAAGACTTCTCACTAACCATTGACAAAGCTAACTACTTTGCTTTCAAAATGGATGACATCGAAGAGCAGTTCTCACACGTAGACTTCGTATCTTTGGCTGCAGACAGAGCAGCATATAAGATGGCTGATTCTATGGACACAGACGTTCTTGCATATATGTGTGGTACAAGTTCATCAACTGGTCAGTACGATACAGGTACTTCAGGTGATGCATCTCACCAGACATCAGGCGATCTAACTGGTGAGTTTTTGACTGCTAACCACTTAGACATGTCAGACTTCAACAACATCACAACTTCAGCGTCATCTTCAACAACAGGTGACTCAGTTCCAGTAGCTATCAGACTACCAGGAATCACAACAATGCCAACAACAACAGCTACACCGTTGCAAGTTATTGCACGTATGGCTCGTCAAATGGACACAGGCAATGTAGATTCACGTGGACGTTACTTGGTAATTGACCCAATCTTTGTTGAGTTGTTAAAAGATGAAGATTCACGTCTTCTAAATGCTGACTTCGGTGGCAACGGTGAGTTGATGAACGGATTGGTTGCAGCAAACATACACGGCTTCAAAGTCTATGTTTCTAACAACCTACCAACAGACGGTACTGGACCAGGCACTTCTGGAACAACTGCACAGGATGACAACTTCGGTCTTATCCTTGCAGGTCAAGAAGAAGCTGTTGCTTCTGCAGAGCAGATCAACAAGGTTGAGAACTACCGTGATCCAGACTCATTTGCAGACATTGTACGTGGTATGCACCTATATGGACGTAAGATTCTACGCCCAGAAGCATTGGTGACAGTACGTTACAACGCTGCTTAATTAAGATAAACTTAGAGGCTGGCTTATTGCTGGCCTCTTCGTGCATTTAAGTTTTAGAGGATATTTGGCATGGCTATAACAACGGCAATGTGTACAAGTTTTAAAGGTGAACTTCTTGGTGGTACTCACGATCTGGACACTCACACGTTAAAGCTTGCATTAATTAAAAACTCACCTTCAGGTACATACGGTGCGGCAACCACAAACTATTCAGATGTTACAGGTAACTCTGATGAAGCCACTGGTACAAACTACACTGCAGGTGGACAAAACCTAGACGGTGCTACTATTAGTACAACAGGTACGACAGCTATTGTAGACTTTACAGATGAAGTTTTTTCAAATGTAACTACATCAGCAGATGGTTGTATCATTTACAACTCTTCAGCATCAAACAAAGCTATTTGTGTAATTGACTTTGGTGGTACAGTATCTGCAACAGCAGGTGACTTAACTATTGAGTTCCCAACAGCAGACGCATCTAACGCAGTAATACGTATTGCCTAAGAGGTAAACTATGGCTGTTATTAAGTCTTCAGCATTATACGGAACAGGTGTATACGGTGGTTCTGTATTTGGTACTCGCAATGTTTCATTTGCTCTAACAGGAGTAGCTGGAACAGGTGCAATAGAACCAGTAGCTGCTGGCGGCTTTGAGATTGATGTATCTGAGAGACTAGGAAGTGTATCTTCTACAGGTTCAGTAAATACTGTAACTGTAAATATACAAGAAGATATAACAGGTGTATCAGCGACAGGTGCTATAGGTACACTTACATTTAGTACCTCTCATAGTCTTGGTAGTGTATCAGCAACAGGTAGCATTGGTACATTATCTATCAGCAATACAGTTGGTTTAACTGGTGTAGCTGGTACAGGTGCAATAGAAAATGTTGCAGCAGGTGGCTTTGAAGTAGATGTATCAGAAGCTCTAGCAAGCGTATCTGCTACAGTTAGCATAGGTACAATACAACCAGTTGTTAACTTTACTAAACAAACTGGAAGCTTCTTACTTACAGCGTCTATTGGAACAATAAGTCCAAACGTAAAAGAAGAACTAGCAGGAAACGCAACATCAAGTGTTTTTGCTACAGGTGCTGTAAACGGGGTAACAACTCATACTACTGCAGGTTTAACTTCAGTTGCTATGACAGGGGTAATAGACGATCCTACTATAACAGCAGTACAGTTTGACTTTGAGGCAGTAGCACATCTATATAGTAGAAGACGTGCAGTTAACGTACCAAGAGCAGCATAATGAGTACAGCAGGTGAAAGAACAGTACGAGTCCCTGGCGAAATAAGAATAGTATTCGTAGAGAAAAAACCCACAGCAGCAGATAGGGTTGTCTACGCAAATGAGGATTGATAAATGAGTTTTCGTTGGCCCATAAAAGACCCAGATGAAACACTAGACTATAGTGTAGATTGGTCAAGGTTTCTTGATACTGCAACAATTAGTAGTGTTAGATGGTTTGTTAAATCAACTTTGTACAACACTAAAACAGAACTAACAGCAGGACAAAACTTAACAACTGCATCTGGCGGTGCTACAACAGACAGTATACAAAACATATCACAAACAAATACAAACACTGTTGCTACTATAAATATAGCTGGTGGTCAAAACAACGTAGAGTATACTTTCTTTTGTCAAATGACAGATAATACAGGCAGTACTGCAGAGAGAAGTATTAAACTACGGCTGAAGGAACGCTAATATGGCATATGACTATATCGGTCTAGTAAATGACGTAAACAGAAGACTTAATGAAGTAGAACTTACAGGTGGCACAGGTACTGCTGCAAACTTCCTGAACGCTAAAGGTGAGTACGCTATGGTTAAGGATGCTGTAAATGCATCTATACGATACATAAACCAGCACGAGTTTGAATGGCCTTTCAATCACATAGAAGAGACAGAGACATTAACAGCAGGTATAGTTAGATACGCTTTTCCTGCAGATGCAAAGACTATAAACTTTAACACATTTAGAATAAAACAGAATGATACACTAGGTAACTCAACAATAAAACTAAAAGAACTTACATACGAAGAATACTTAGATAAGTATGTTGACGTAGAGTACGCTACATCTACGAGTGTAAGAGGTTTACCTAGTCGTGTGTTTAGAGCGCCAAGCCAAGAGTTTGGTATCATAAACCCACCAGACAAAGCTTATGAAGTAGTATATGAGTACTACAGATTGCCTGTTGATTTAATTAATGACACAGACGTGCCTAGCATACCAGAGCAGTTTAGATATGTAATTGTAAATGGTGCTATGTATTTTGCTTACATGTTTAGAGGCGAGGCTCAAGAGTCTAACATGATGCAGAGTAGATTTGAGCAAGAGATAAAGCAAATGAGAAGTCTGTACATAAACCGCTACGACTATATAAGATCCACTGTTAGAAATACTACGACAACTTCAACTAGAGCGCTTTAATAAATGCCTACAACTCGTGAAACATACCCGATTGAGTTTCGTGGTGGTCTTATTACTAATATGAGTCCTTTGCAGCAAGGTATTAACATGCCAGGTTCTGCACGTATCCTTAGAAACTTTGAACCATCTATTGAGGGTGGCTATCGTAGGATAGAGGGCTTCGATAAGTTTGACAGTAATATTATACCTCCCTATGGCGCTCCTGTTGTAAGAGGTGCTAGTCAAACAGGTACAAGCTTAAATATAGCTAATATAAGAAAGTCACCAGAGGCAGGTGATACTTTTAAGTTAATACATGCTACTGCTAATGTAAACGGTGCTACAACTTCTACTACTGCATTAGTTCTTGATGGTAACGCTGGTACTATTGCTGTAGGTATGACAGTTACAGGTACAGGTATTTCTGGCACTGTGACAGTAGCAACAGTAACTGACCAAAACAATATTGTATTATCGACTGCACAAACATTAGCTGACGATGCAGAGTTAACTTTTTCTAAAGTATATACTATAGCAGCAGGTGCAGTTACATTTGATGCTGGAGCCAATACAGCAGATTTAAGTTTAACTTCAAGTCTACTTACATCACCATCAAATGGAGACTCTGTAGAGTTTGTAAGTACAACTTCTAATTACTTGACTTTAGGTTGTGGCATCTTTTTAAGTGATGTCATTGTAGCTAAGAACCAAAGTCTTTACAAAACATCAGGCACAGGGTACACACTTGTAAACGTACCATCTTACGGAACAGTATTAGTAAACGGTGCATCACAGACAGGTAGTAGCTTAATAGTAGATGGACTGACTAGCACACCTCAAAGTGGTGATGTATTTAAGATAGCTGGTGTAGATTTAATATATACTCTTACTGCTACGCCTACAGTTAGTTCAGGAGGTGCTACTCTTGCAATAACACCTGCACTAGCGAGTTCTCCTGCAGATAACGCTGCAATAACTTTTTTAAGTACATCAAGAGAAAGTGCTAGTAAAACTAGGTTTTCTAGGTATAACTTTAGTGGTACAGAAAAAATAGCTATAGTAGATGGTCAAAATGTTCCTGCTCTGTACGACAGAACAACCTTTACTGCATTAAATGACGCACCTTCAGATGTAGTTGGAGCAGAGTTTGTTGCAAGCTTTAAGAGCCAGTTATTCTTTGCTAAGAATCATCAGATAACTTTTACTGCACCTTTTACAGATAATGACTTCTCAGCAGCTAACGGTTCTGGTGTAATATCTGTAGGCACTGATGTAACAGGCTTGATTGTCTTCAGAGAGCAGCTTATAATATTTACTGAAAACTCAATACAAAAGTTAGTAGGTAACACTTTAGCAGACTTTCAGTTACAACCTGTAACGCTTGACATAGGTTGTATTGACGAAGACACCATACAGGAAGTTGGTGGTGACGTAATGTTCCTAGCTCCTGATGGTCTAAGACTACTAAGTGGTACAGATAGAATAGGTGACTTTGGTTTAGCTGTTGTATCTAAGACTATACAAAAAGAAACAACAGACTTCATTACATCTAACACATCTTTTACAAGTTTAGTTATTCGAGAAAAGTCACAGTATCGTATATTAGGATACAAAGAGGGCTTGACAGAAGAGAACGCTCAAGGTATATTAGGCACACAGTTTGCTGGGCAAGGTGGTGAAGATATGGCCTGGGCAGAAACAAGGGGTATCAGGGCATACGTAGCAGATAGCAGGTTTTACGCAGGTACAGAAACAATAGTGTTTTCCAATGACGATGGGTACTTGTATCAGCTAGAAAATGGTAGCGACTTTGATGGCGACAATATAGCAACTACTTTTGCTACACCTTATATGCCTATAAATGACCCAAGACTACGTAAAACATTTTATAAGATGTTTTTGTATACAGATCCACAAGGTAGTGTGTCCTTTGACGTATCTTTAAAGCTTGACTTTGACCAGAAAGATAGTGTACAACCTACTCAAATAGACTTTGACAATAACACAGGGACGGTTGCGTTTTATGGACAAGCTACTTATGGATCTACAGCAGTGTTCAGCACTAAGCTACAAACACTATTTGAAACT